CTCGATCTTACTCCACCATGCCGGGGCCACGGTCCAGTCGTGATCCCCTCCCCGCTGGCGAGCGAGGCGCGGCCAGTCATATTCCAGCGGGATGCGCTCGCACGGCACATCAACGTCCGACAGGCACACAAAGCGATGATCAAGCGTCAGATGCCGCGCCACGCCATCGCGCAGCTTGCGCACCCATTCCGCGTCATAGCGCCCGCCAGATTTCAGGACACAGGCAACCGTTATCATGCTGCTTCTTCCTGCTGCTCCTGATTGTTGGCCGGCAGGACCGCAGCAGCGAGATCGTCATCGTCCGGGGCTTCCGCCTCAATGCGTTTTTCATCAGCCTCGCGATCATAGGTCGGGGCGAGAATGCCGCGCCGCAGGGCTTCCTCGACATACTGCTCGCCCGACAGAAGCTCGCGCTCATACATCGTGTCGATGACACCCATTTCCTCGACCGACTTCTCGCCGACCGCGAAATCCGTGTTCACGATCACGTCAGGGGCCTGATCTTCGGGGATGCCAAGCCACATGCAGGTGTAGACAAACGCCTGCTCCAGCACGTCCTTGAGCGCCAGTGCCCATGCTTCGACTGCCGAATGAGCCTTGGCCTCGGCCACCGCCGTAGCTGTGGCTGTCAGGTTGCCAGACTGAGGCATGAGCGGCTGCATCCCTGCCTCGCGCATTTCCTTGCGGAAGGCATCGAGGTCTTCACGGAGTGCTGTGGCGGCCGTTCCTGATGGCTCGACCTGCTTATAGTCGCCGAACTTCCCAGACTCCCCGTCGAACGGCATGAACATGACCGTACGCGGGCCAACTGACACGCTGACCGGCTTGCCGGCCGCATCGAGCGGCTGCTCCACCCCCTGAAACACATGGGAGGGGAACGTCGTGTTCGTCTGGACGTAGGCGAGGTTCGCCTCCATCTGGTATTCGGTGATCTGCATATGCGCCAGATCACGCAATGGAGGCCGCACCGCGAACCCGTTGCCTTCCCGCTCGCCGGTGAACATCGGCACCAGCGGGATCAACCCGATGGAAAAGACGCCTTCCGCCTCGACGGTCCAGCTTTCGGCGTCCTTGCGCCACAATGTCCAGCGCGCGCCGGTCTCGTCTCTGTTAAACTCACGCACGCGCTCGATGGTCTTTTCATCAAAGCCGTCGCGGACAGTCTCGGCCTCGGAAATGCGGGCATGGACGATGACTGTTTCGCCGCCGAACTGGCCTTCGTAGACCGCAATGACGCTTTTTGCCGGGATGCGTACCCAATAGGGTCGCGCGCCCATTGCTCGCTCATCCCCGAGCGTCACACCGGCCGGGACCGCCGTATGGTCCACCAGCAGCCAGTCGCAGCCGTAGTTGATCGCACCCTTAAAGACCTCGCGCGCCACGACATGCAGATGGTTGCCCGCGCCGTCAATGTCCTCGACCAGCTTTTTCAGAATTTCCGGCGCGTCCTCGCCAATCCGCACCTCTTTCGAGAACGGCTTTGACGCGAGATTACGAAACGAGCCATCATACAGTGGCGTGAACGGCGACACTGCCAGACGCCGTGCGTAATCCGGCTCCGGCTCATCCTCGAACTGAGGCAGGTATCGCGTCTTTGCCGCACGCATAGCCGGCGCACCGCCCATGATGTCATCCACCATGCGCCAGTAGTCGGACATCGCCTTGTAATCGGCGCTGGGCGTGCTGGGGTTCGTGTTGCTCATTAATGCCTCATGATCCCCAGAACAGCGGGCTTCTTGGCCTTCACGCCAGAAATATCGACAACCGCGTCGGCCATAGGATCGACCTGATCGTCATGCGCGCCGTTCGGGAATGCTTCCATCTCGGCGAGAAAGTCGCTCAGCCAGGGCGCATTGCGAGGCAGGACGACGTTGCCGCTTTCGACCATTGGCGAGGCATCGAGCGCCCGTGTGAGCTTGTCTGTGCCGCGCTGGATGCCCAGAACCGGGATGCCCTCGCGTTTGAGCGTCTGGATGAGGCCCGTCCCCGAAACCTTGTCCTCGACCTTGAGCGCCCGTAGAGCGCCCTGCCCTTCGACCGCCTTGTGCTTGAGCCAGAATGCCCGGCCCTGCACCAGCAATTCCGGCGCTTCCCACTTGCCCCTGATCTGATCCAGAAGAACTGCCTTGCCCGCAGCAGACCGGCCCCAGCACTGGAAAACGCTGTAGTCGCTGCTTTCCTTCGTCTTCTGGGCTGTGTCAGCGTAGATCGCACGCCATTCGATTTCTGGCGCTATGTCGTAGAACTGCCACCAGTCGGACTTGAACAGACCACCACCGCGAGGTGATGGCCGCTGTTGCATCTGGCCGGCCCATGCGTATGAACCCATTGCCGCCTTGTCGCGGGCAATGACATGCGGCGGGAAGCGGATCGGGTCCAGCAACTCCCCATCTTCCGTGCGCGGATCGGTCCAGCCTATCGACGTTGTGTGCCGTCGCTCCGGCTCAAACTCCATCGGGATGATGAGCTTTTCATAGCCCAGATCATTCGCGATGATATGCCCGGCTGGGTCACCCTCATGAAGCCGCTGCATCACGACGATGATTGCTGACTTGTCCGGGTCGTTAAGGCGCGTCGGAACCGTCTCGGACAGCACCCGGATTGCCGTCTCTCGGCCAACGTCCGATTGCGCCTTCTCCGGGCTTAGCGGGTCATCCCATGCGATTGTGTGGCCGCGTCGGCCCGTCATCGACGCGACCGCGCAAGCCTGCCGAAAGCCCCGCTTCTCGTTCTCGAAATAGAGCTTTTCGTTCTGGTCGCCCATCATCTTGAGCGGCCAGAGCGCCTTGTACCATTCGGACTGCACGAGTTCACGCATCAGGCGGTTGTCGCGGACTGCCAGCCCTTGTTCATGGGCCGCGCCGATATACCGATGGTGCGGCTGCCCTCCCGGCCCCCATAGCCACGCGGGATACATCACTCCGATAATCGTGGACTTCGATGTTCCCGGCGGAACGTTCACCAGCAGCCGGGTTATCTCGCCCCTCGCGACCGCTTCCAGATGTTCGGCAATCGCCTCGATGTGCCAGTTCCATTGCAATCGATCCGGGATGACATGCGGCCATGCTCTGCGGATGAAATGCGCCAGAGACCGGCTGCACAACTCCCGCTCAACGGCCAGCAGGTCCGTCTTGGTCAGATTCATCAGCCGCCGCCATGATCTCCGCAAGCGCAGCGGTGGAGAGTTTCGAGGTATCGAGCGCTGGCTTGGGTGACATGGTGCCGTCGCTCGACCGATGGTCGACCGTGGCAAGCTTCGGATGCATGTAAGGAGCCGCATCCCGTGCGGCGTCCTGCGCCATCTGCCGGAAACCCGCCGTCTTCTTCACCTCAGCCAGAAGCGCCTTGAACTGCTCCTCCGGCGTGTCTGCCGTGATGCGCCCGGTGAATTCCTCGACAGTCATCCCGTCAAGCAGCGCCTCGGCATCGATAGCGACCTGCTGGAAGTGACGCATGTTGTCGATCATCACCTCAAGGGGCGACATGCCGGTTGCTGATACGCGCTCGGCAACCTCTCTCGTGCGCTTGGTGATAGCGCCGGCCGGACGGCCAGCGCCCTCGCGCTTACCGCCACGGGCCATTTTGATTTCCTTTGATTAAATTCAGACGGGCGGCTGACGCTCAGCCATTCACCGCCTTATTCGCCTTGCGCGCCAACATATGTGATCGGCGGGCGGGCGTCGTGCCACTCGCACTTGAAGTGCATCGATCTGGCAATGTCCGTCACCGGATTGCCTTCGAGATCGACGCCGGTTGAAAGCTGCTGCTGCCACTCGGCATTCTTCTCAGCGGCGCGTGTGAGACATTCGGCCTCGTCATACGGCAGCGGACCTACAGACCCGCCGATATGCGCTCCGACATAGATGACGAACCAGAGCTTCATGAAGCATGCTCCGTGATAGGTGTCAGGACGGATGCGCCAATCCAGAAGTCGCGCCCCGAGCTGCCGGGCTACTGGCTTACCGGCGAGAACGGAACTGTTACCAGTCCGTTGGCGTCCTGATGGGGTAGCGAGGCGGCGGTCAGTGGCCCTTGACCTTATCGTGCCGGATGCTGGCCCGCTCAGGCTGGCCGCCTCGCTATCTGTGTTCCCGCTGGGCGGGGAAATCTGGCCCCCGAGCCGGAGCAATCGACCTCAGCAGCACTCGGGCGTTACCGTCGATACGGCACCAGATCGGAGGCACTATTCACCAACCGCCCGGCCGTGAAGCTCCGGGCATTGGCTCGGCGAGTATTCCCATCGTTGAGAGGGTCCGCCCGGCAGCCGCAAATCACCTTGTGTTGAGGTAATATAATACCGCATGGTATGTCAATACCTCACGCCGCCTTTCGCCTTCTGATTGGGGAAAGCTGCTTCGGCTCAAACTCCACGACCGTGCTGCGACCAAAGATGTACACCAACGCCCTGACCAACCCCGCGCTCGTGACGGCCTCGACCGTGGCGTTGAAACTGGCGAACGGGCCATCGGAGACCAACCATTCGCTGGTCGCCGCGAACGTCATGGCAAGCGTGGCCTTCTTCGTCCGGGCTTCTTCTTTCCGGTGGATACGCGCCGCTCGCGTGTCATCGAACTGCATGTCAGTCTCGGCTAGGAAGATTTCTTCGACCGCCCGCGCCGGCACGCCGATAGGGTGGTAGTCGTGGTCGCCAAGAATGCCCTCGACCCCTTCGCAAGCCCGGACAAGGCCAAAATGCTCTGCGCCGACCGGGAGGCCAACGAACAGATACCGGAGCATGAGCGGCGTTTCCGACATGCGGTAGATATTCAGGCGCTTGTTCCACTTCTCGACCCGCCGCATAGGCAGATACTGGTCGAACCCTGCCTTGCGCAGATTGTCGGCGGCCTTTCGCTCGCACTTGACATTCGTGCGCACGACATACCATCGCTTGGCCAGATCGATGTTCGCCTTTGCCATGCTGTTCCCTCGTCAGTTGCCGCCTACCGGAATTTCGGGTGCGTGAGCGCGGTCAGGATCATGTCTTCCGCGATCATCTTGTTGATGTGCTGGGAGCGACCGATGTTGACGATGGCCTCGACGCCGGACGGCTCATGAATGGCCCTGACGCCGCTGTGCGTTCCGACATGCTGCCCGCCGGCGCGATTTCTACCGCCATCTGGATAGGCCTCGTATTTGATCTGGTCAGCCGGGATCATCGCCCTTCCTCGCTTAATGCTGCGTCGATGGCGGCACGCCACATTTCAACAAGTGGCCCTATATTGTCCCGCATTGCGCCGACCATCTCAGGTGTCGGCTCCCGCAGCGCCTCAATCGCGGCACGAGCAATCAATCTGGCCTTGTCTGGCCCGATCGTGCAGCAACCAACCGGTCCCTCGTCATCTACCGCTTGCGCCACCTTCTCCACCATCTCCGACATGCTGGCCTCCTATGCCGCCACCTTGAGCGCCGACCGAACCGCCGACCGCTCGCTTTCAGTACCTTTTCCGAGTGATGCGGTGGCGTGGTAGGCGCAGTAAGGCCGATCAGGCTGCTTGACCTCGCCGCAGAACAGATGCCCATTCGTTCCAATCTCGGGGCTGTTGACGCACCATCGGCAATGGCGAGGGCCGAGCATCATCAGCGGCATCCCCGCGACTTGCGGTGCTCCGAACCGGCCCGGAATGTCAGGAACCGCGTCGAACAGCTCGACAATCGCACGTGCCTGGATCGCCTTGATCTTGTTCAGCGATACCGTGCCACCTCGAACGTTCTTGCGGCGTTTGGCGGCAATCGCGAGGTCGCGCTTTTTCTCGATGTTCTGAGGGCCGGGGCTGCGCTTGAAGCCAATGGCCTTGAGGTCGGGATTGCGGTGGACGAAGCCGATTACGGCGTTGCGTGTGATGCCGTCGCCAATCCGCGCCGCAATTTGATCGCCAGTCAGGCCCTCGCGGAGCATTTCCTTGACCATCTGCTTGCGTTCTGGTGTCCACGTCATGCGATTTCCTTTGCTTGAAGCGTGATGTCGTATCCAACGACGCCTGCCACGTTCTCGAAATCCACCCAGCGAGGCGCGTTCTTGCCGTGCTTCCAGTACGAGAGCGTCACGACGCTGACGCCGGCCTTCTTCGCGATCTGTCCGTATGACAATCCGCTCCGGTCGATAATGTCGAATAGCGCCCGAACCAGCGGAGAGGCCGCGCGGGCCGGCTTCTTCTCAACCGCGCCCCTCATGCCGCATCCTCCTTGGAATCTCGAAGCGTGACGTATTCTCGACCAAACATCGGGTCATCAAATGAAGATCGGTAGCGGTAGTTGTCTTGGCTAAACCAAAGGCCGGCCTTGCCTTCGAAGTCGCCGTTGCGCTGCTTGGCAATGTTCAGGATGACGCCGGGCTTCTCGTTCAGTTCGCGGCGCGTTGCCTCGTCCTGCGCGGCTTGCAGCAGCTCCTCGTGCTTGCGGTTGCGCCAGACGGTGAGGATGTTGAAGGCGTTCGCGCCGATCTCCATCGCGCCCTTGATGTCTTCCGTTTCAGGCGCGCCCTGCCCCTTCTCTCCCTTCCGGGCATGGGCTACGAGATGCGTGTGAACGCTGTTCTTGATCGTCCAGTCCACAATCTGGAAAACCGCCTTCTCCTGCCCGTTGTAGTCGTCCTGCGCGATGCCAAGGCGCATGAGGCTATCGATGACAAACTGGTCGCAGCCATATTTGGCGCGGGCGTAGTCGAAGATTTCCAGCAGTGGCTCGACGCCAGATTTGCCGACACGCTCGTAAATCAACAGGCCCTGATCGAGGTAGTCGAGGATGCGATTGATGAACGGAGCGGTCGGCCTGTCCACGCCGCCAGCTTGCTTCACCATCCGGCGCAGCGTCTGCTCGCCCTTCATCTCGAAGGAGGCGAGGCAGATACGGCTCCCTTGCTTGATCCAGTGCGGGATGCAGTCGGATATGATCTGGCTCTTGCCCGACCCCGATGCACCGCTCCACAGGGTCATTTCGGCAGGGCGGATGTGAAAGCGGTCGGAAATCTTACCGTATGGAAGCGTGTATCCTTGCAGTTCTTCGTGCGCCGGCCAGAACAGATGGATCACCTTGTCGGCGTAATCGACCGGACGCTTGAGGCCGTCAGGATCAAGGGCCTGGGCCTTGGAAATCGCCTCGTCCATCGCGAACTTGCCGATTCCTTCGACCAGACAATCGTTCGCGTCCTTCAGCTTGAGCGAGACACGGTAGCAGCGATGCCGGCCGAGGCGCGATGCGATTTCCTCGGCCGCCTCGTCGCCCGGCTTGTCCATATCGGTCGAGATGTAGATCTTCTCGAAACGGTCGAGCCGTTCGAACTCGTTCTCGATCCAGTTCTGCTTGCCGCCCTTGCCGCCGCCGAAAGGGACCGACATGGCCGGATAGCCGTACGCCGCCCACGAAAGTGCGTCGATCTCGCCTTCTGTGATGACGATCTCGCGGGCATTTTCCGGTATCGCCTGCCAGCCGAACAGTACCGGCTCACAATTGGCGGCGGTCGGGCGTGGGCTTGCCCCGTCTTCGGCCTTCCGTGCCTTCGCCAGCGCAAGCACTCCATCCGGCAGCAGGAAGGGGAAAATGATATCGTCGCCTTGCTCGCCGATCTGGTACTGATCGAGAACGTGGCCGGGGATGTTTCGGTTTTCGATGAGGTAGTCGCGCACCCGCGCCTCTGGCCTCCGGCACTGCGGCTTCGGAGGGCGTTGGTAGGTCTTTCGCGGTTCGCGATACGGCTCTGGCCGGGATACTCCAAGCCATGCCCGCGCACCTTCCAGAGCGTCGGCCAGTGTCCCGCCACGGCAGGCAACCCACAGGTCGAGCAGATCGCCGCCATCGCCTGTCGCGAAATCCTGCCAGACGCCAGCCTTGGCCCCGGACAGATGGACGCCGAGCGATTGCCCCTTCTCGCCGCCAGTCGAGCCAGCGCGCCATTCCGATCCGTCCTTCCGTCCGCCGGGAAGGAGCATTTCGGCAACCGCTTGCGCCCTGTCGGCCAGCATCCGCTTGATCGCAACGATGTCAGCCATCAGAGCACGTTCCGGTAGATCGGATCATCGCGCCAATTGGCGGCGGCTTGCGGTGCCAGATACGGCTTGCCTTCAACGGCCTTGCGAACCCAATTGCGCCAGGTCGCGGTCCAATCAGCCTTCACGCCACGCTGACCCGTCATCCCGCGCCAGTAGTCCCGAAACTTGTCCGCCTCCCGGTTGATGTCGGACGCCGACAAACCTTCACGAGTGGCGAAGACGCGATCCGGCTCCCAGTCTTCCGGCAACCGGGACCCGATCTTTTTGGAAGAACCTTTAGGTTCTTCTTTTACATCTTCTCTACTCTTATCTTCTCTAATCTGTTCAGGTTTGCTTGAAGTGTTTGCTTCGCCGGATTCATTGTTTTTCAGAGACTTACGCCGTGACTTTCCGCTTTCGATGCCGCCCCGACGCCCTGCCGACTCTCGCTCGACCGTCAGCCGGTTCCGCGCCGACACCTCATCGAGTGCGCGTCGATTGCCAATCGAGCCGTCTTCGATGGTGAGTTTCCCAGCCTCAACCAACTCCGATACGATGCGCTTTGCCTTTCGGTCATTGCAGCGCAGTAGGCCGGCCACGACGAATGCATTGTTAGAAATCGGACCGCCAGCGATGTAGATCGCATTGCAGATGCGGAGATATGCCGCCTCCTGCTCAAGCGACAGGCTGTTGGTTCCCTCGTTCCAATCGACGGGGTTCATCTTGTACCAATCGCTCATATCGCCCCTCGCACTTGTCGCTCAGCGCGATTGGGAAGGCGCGCCACGTTGTTGTCGGTGATGACGCGCTCCGGGTCGGCGAACAGGTAGACGAACCGCCGCCACATCTTGCCTGCCGTGATCCCGTCATTCAGATTTCGCGTCCGCTCGGCATGATCCCTGGCATCGAGATAATCGTCCCAAGCGCACTGAAGCTCGTTATCGGTAGGAAAACGCTCGGTCATGCCGCCATCGCCTCCTGTGCCTCTTGAACGATGACGACGCACTCTGCCGGCAGGTCATCATCCCATTGCAGGGTGATGCGCTGCGAAAGGCTGTCGTCCTGAATGACGCCATTCGCTACGAGAAGATCGGAAACGGCCTTTTCCAGATTCCCAAGGTCTCGCCTGCGCTTGTCCGGCCTGCGAAGGCAGATATGCAGGCTGTACGGCCCCAGGTTCAGGCGGTGGCTGTCCTTGATGCCTATCGACGCCAGATCGAGCCACGCGGAATAGGCGGCGGTCTTGATGCGCCGCTTGCCAGCGTTGGCAAACAGGTTGTTCGTACTTGGAGGGAACGGAAGCTCGAGCCGCACCGCCGCCCTCGCCTCTTGTCTGGTGAGGGTGGTCATGCGGCTTCGCTCTCCGACAAAGCCGAAAAAATATCCTCCTGCACTGGAGGTGCGATCCGGTCGCCAAACTTCACATTGGCGAGGTTGCGCGCAGCCTGCCGGTAATAGCTTGTCTTGAGTTCAGCACCGATACCGCGCCGCCCTTTCGTCACGGCGGAATAGACTTCCGAACCAACGCCCATGAAGGGCGTAATTACTGTTTCGCCGGGGTTGCACCGCATCTGAACAACACGATCAATCACGTCGAGTTGCAACGGGTGGACGTGCTTCTCGTCGTCCTCCTCTTTTGCTTCCACGTAGGGCAGCACGTTACCCATGCGGATGTCGTCCCAGATCGATGAGGCGTACCGACGCCAAATCCAATGTGAGAACTTGTTCCGCTTCTGGTCTCCCTCAAAACCACGCAGCCTGCGAACATCGACAGGCATCTTGCTGTCGTCGCCGGCGTATTCGAGAAAGCCGGTCGGGTGAGAAACCGGGATGGGGTTTTCGCCGCGTTTGCGGAAGATCAGCAAATAGTCGGCCGACGCCACGCCGCACTTGGTGCTGTCATCGACTGCCGTCTTGTGCGCCAAGTTCTTCTGCATGGTCCGGTTGCGAACCCAAAGCGGCTCTTTCCAGATCGCATGCCGGCAGATGAAGTCGAACCCCATTCGCTGGTGAAGTCGGATTATGTCGCCGGGGAAATCGATATAGGCATCCGATCCGGTATTGCCGGTCGGCACGTCCATGCAGTGGACTGCCGAGCAGCGGCCCTTCATCGTGATCCTGGAAAGCTCGCGGACGACATATTCGTAGTGTTCAAAGAACTGGTCATAGTCACGACAGTTCGACAGGTCGCGTTCGTCACTTGAATAGTGGTAGAGGCCGCCGAACGGTGGCGAATAAACCGACAGGTGCATGGTTTCCGCCGGAAGTCCCTGCATCACGTCGATGCAGTCGCCGTTGTAGATCGCGTAATTGTCCGCGATGACCTGATCGATCACGCCACCCATGCTGGAACCTCCATGGCTTTATCGAACGCCCGCGAAGTATCCACCGCGATGGCGTTGTTCATTTCGGAAATTAGGTTATCGAACATCGCCCGCGAGGCTTCCGCCTTGCGCTTCCGGTTCTCGATGATCTTGCGCTCGCCCTCGGTCAGAACGGTATCGACCACGACGGATTGCGACTGGCCGAAGCGCCAGCAGCGGCGGACACCCTGATAATACTGCTCGTAGGAGTGAGACGGAAAATCGACCACATGGGCGCAGTGCTGGAAATTCAAGCCAAGAGCGGCGATCCGGGCCTTCGTGACAAGGACGCGGAAGTCACCATCTACGAACCCCATCAAACGGCCTTCTTTCACGTCGTCGGCCTGCGATCCCGACACCTGCTTGGCGCCGGGGATCATCTTCTCAAGAAGGTCGGCTTCCTCGTTGAACTGGCACCAGACGATCGCCGGACGATCATGCGAGGCCAGTTCGGCCGCGCGCTCACACCGGACCTTGATCGTGCGCTTCTTCTCCTCGCGCTGTTCAGGAAGCGTGGCAGCCGGCAGGTTGAACAGCATCCCGTTCGGCAGACTGTCCACTTCCACCAGGTGCTGCTTTTCCGTCAGCGGAGGCAGGACAAACCGGCCGTCGTCAAATCCGAGATCGGACGGCTTGCGCATCGCCCGCGCCCAAGAGCACACCCACCGCCAGAAAGGCGTCTCGGCGTGGCCCTTGAACCGCCATTTCGGAGCCTCACCATACATGCGGCGCGTGGCGCTGTTGTTCTGATCGTTGCGGAAGAACCGATTGAGCATGTCCATGTGGCCCATGTACCCAAGGGCCTCGGAGGACGTGCCGAGTTCGATGTAATCGTTTGGCGCCGCGGTCGCCGTCGCCAGCAGGCGATACGGAACCTTGCGCATGAAGTCGGTGATTTCGGCCCGACGTGCGCCGTCGAACGATTTCAGGATGGAGCTCTCGTCGCAGACGACGCCGGCGAAGTCGGCAGGGTTGAAGGCCGGCAGTCGCTCATAGTTCGTGACGACGATCTTTCCGGTAACCGTGCCGTCGGACGATCGGGAGGCCTCGATGCCGAACTTGGCAGCCTCGCGAACGATCTGCGCCGCCACCGCGAAGGGAGCGATCACCAGCACCGGCCGGTTGGTATGCTCAACCACGTTCTGCGCCCAGGTGAGGAACTGGACGGTCTTGCCAAGGCCGCAGTCCTCAAAGAGAGCCGCCCTGCCCTTTTCGACCGCATAGCCCACCATGGCCTGCTGAAAATCGAACAGCTGCACCGGCATGAAGCGCGGCGCAAATCCACTGCTCGCGCCCTCATGCATCTTGGCGAGAAGGAAGTCGTGATAGTTGCTCATGACAGCACCACCCAAACAAACAGCCCTATCGCCGCCAATTGCAGCGCAAACAGGCCGATGATTAAGCGCCATGAGAAAGGACGAGCGGCAGGATTGGTTTCTTCAACGCCAGGATCGTCGGGCTGGCGAAGGTAGTAATCATCACCCCTGATGCGCTTCGC